GAACAATCTTTGCAGGTGCTTTGAATGATGCGGGTTTGTAAACTTCACCCGTCTTTTTGTCAACAAAGGCATGAACAGATTTAGAACCTGCTTCAGTTTCCATGATGATTTTGTGATACTTTCTACCAGATTCAATGTAGAATTTGTAACCATCAAGTCTGGCATTATTGCGACGTTTGAAATCTTCAACCAAACAATCGCACAGCATCAAAGTGTACTTACGCACGTTAAGTTGAATCTCATTCCGTGCATCTTGAGTGGCAACGAAGTCAGCAAATTCAGTGGGCATAATGTTTGAGTGCTTATACTATAGGGACACTTTGGAGGTGAGTAACTTTAATTCACCACGTTTTTGCCATCAAAAAGTTAGCACGACTGAACTCTTGACGGTCAACAACTTTGAACATACCATATTTGTTGGTGATGACATAACCTTCATGCAGACTGTAGGTATCACCAATCATGCAGGTAATATCATCAGTTTCATTGATAAACCAGAACAAATCATCTTTGATAGTTGCAACCAACTTCCACAATCGCATCAGGTTGACATCAATATCAAATTTTTCTGCAATCTCATTCTCATCAATGTCATTCTCATCACGGATACAATCATTGATATGTTTTTTGACTTTTGCAGCAGTTTTGTCATTCAACCAAGAAGATTGACACAAAGTTGCCATTTGTTTGGCAAATGCACACATATCTGCCAAATCTTCGCGATAAGGATGTAAAGTTACACCAGGTTGAACAAACCGACACTTATCATTTCCTTCATGAAAAAGTTTCATTGGAGATGCAACAGCATTGCGAAGATTATCTTCTGCTGTATAAACTGTATGTGGTGCGATGATAATATCTTCAGAGATTATCTCAGGAAAGAGGTAAGTGATCGTATTGGGGCGATAAGTAAGACTCCCACCATAACCAATAAAATCACCTTGAAAGATACAATCTGTGCGAGGTAAACAATCAAAGCAAGCGTGAAGAATACGCGCAACTTTACCCTCATGGTTCTTATCAATTTCTTCATGAGAATGATTGATTTTGATTTTTACTTTGTTGAAGACAGATTTAGTGCCAACAAAAAATGTACCAGTAGCAGGATCAGTTCCCCAAACAATAGCAGGAGCACCATCCATTTTGGTGCTGATGAAACTATCAGGTTCAGAAAACCAATCAAGAACCGAAAGATCTCCAGTCAGGATAGAATCTTCGGGATGTTGCAGGTGAGTGTTCTTCATACTACTGAAACAGTTTGGAGGTGAGTAACTTTTATGTCAACAAAAAAGAGAGGGTAATGATACCCTCTCTCAAAATCAGTCGATAGACATATAATATGCCTTATCAACCAAGCAGTTCACCAACAGAGAAACATCCTCTTGAAATTTCTTTACTTCAAACTGATGAATTGCCCAACGAACTTTAATATCCTCAGCATAATCTGCACGAGACAGAAGAACTTCGGGACGTTCGATCATGTGGTTTGTTGTTTGGTACACTACTATAACACTTTGGAGGTGAGTAACTTTTATTGCTCCAAATAAGGACGCAAAGCCTCAACAACACCCTGCATTGCTGCCCTTGAATATCCCGTAGCATAAGGATAACCCTGTTCTGGATTATCTGGCGCAAGATAATTTACTTCGATTGCTTCTTCCAAACGTTGAATTACAGTCTCAAGGGTGTCAAAGTAAACAGAAACCTTTTTCATGGTGTTAGAGGCGATTGTAGAAGGGTCTGGTGGGGTTGTACTATCGTAACAGTTCAAAGGTGAGGAACATACAAGGTTCCATATTTACCAAAAGTTTCTTTAAATCTATCCAGATCTTTACCCAAGTAAATGATAGCAGATTGGAAAGGTGCAGCACCTTTTCCACTACCAAACTTCAGACGTTTGTTGACAGCAATCCATGGATATTTGGTGATTGCTCTCCACCATTTGGTAGAAACATCAAGTTTGATGAGAAGAACCATTTCTTTTGCATTTCCACATTCATACTGTAGTGCAGCATAAGGAACCCAGGTTTTAGAATCAGAATAAGGGTGATTCATAAAAACCTTTCCCATCCATGGATGTGCCAAACCGTTGGTTTCTTCAGTATAAAGAACCTTGGCAGGAACGTTCGGATTGTTTATATCATTGCAACAAGGGTCAGTATCAATCTCTCCATCGAAGAACTTAACAACATCACCAACAAATTCTACAGGAGTGTTCCAACAATCGGTACGATTGCCTGTGGTTGCTGTTAATGCTTTGAGTGCAGTTGAGGTCATTGATAAAGATACTCCTGAACAAATTGATCGTGATTGATGATACGAACGTCTGGATAGATAGACATCATTTTAGCACGGAAATCATCAGAAAGATAGTAGTCTTTCCACTTCCATGCTTTGTCTGGACCTGCCACAACAATCGTAGCAGATTTGTATCCATGATCATCAATCGCATGTTGCAACTTCATGAACTCAAAAGGAATCTTTTCCTCAGCAGTTCCCTGAACACGTTGATACTTCAGACTGATAAGTTCATCGTCGTTGATAACAATATCACAGTAGTGTTTTCCACCATTACGTTTTGCACCAACCATGACCTGCGATTCTACTTTATGGTCACTAAATTCTTCCAGAAGATTTTCTACTTCTGTTTCATAATTAGTCCCTGTTGTTGTGTCGCGGGATGCATTAGTTGCCATAATGTTGTGTGTCCATACTATAGGGACACTTTGGAGGTGAGTAACTTTTATTGGTTAATTAACGTTTTAGCGATGAGGGTTTAGTAATAAACTTTTCAGTTACATCTGCTTTATCAAGATCAGACTCACTGAATCTTACATATGCACTATGATGCCAATCGTTTATTGAGTTCTGCTTTTTCTTGACATTGAAAGCAACTGTTGAACTTCTGATCGGCACACTTCTCAGGTAGTTTAAGTCAAGAATCCTCACCCAATCCACTTCAAAAGTTTTGCCAATGTATTTCACATATGCGACATAATCATATCTTTCGTTCATGATTTTGCCTGGTGTAATATCTTTACTTGCATAGACTCCCAGACAATGGAAAATCTCTTCAAGCGAATAACCCAGTTTTTGAAACACCTTCAAGTCCTTATTCATGGCGTTGACTTGTGACCAGAACTTAGAGTTGTCTTTCTTTCCATTAGGCAAAACACAATGCTCTTTGTGCTTTAGCACAGAAATGTAATCCACATAAAGATTATCACTTGATGTATATTGTACGTCAAGCATACCCAGATCAGTGCGAATGTCTACGTCAAGATGATTCTCGACGTTATTCTTGATCGGATTGACACTCTCATGAAGAATAGATCTTACATAAGACTCAGAATGTTTAACTCGTTTTTCAGTGAAAGGGGAGAATTTCATAGTAAGAGGCATAATTAAAATAACAATTCGAGTGGTCCAGGTGAGTTGCCGTCAGCAACTCCTTTCCAAGTTTTTTCTATCTTTTCTTCACCTGTCCCAGTTACCCAGGACTCTGCTACTGTAGCATACTTTTCGTCCAAATCGCAACCAATAAAATTTCTTTTTGTTCCTTTACATGCCATTGCTGTTGAACCAGAACCCAAACAAGGATCAAAAACAGTATCACCAGGATTTGTAGATGCTTTAATAATTCTTGCTAACAACTTAACAGGTTTTGGTGTTGGGTGATGTTTAATTGCTTTTTCAATGGATTCACGCCACACAGCAGAAGAACAATGTTCATTAAAAGTTGCCTTTGATTTTCTAGCAAATACACAACATTCAAGTGAAGATAACCAGAACTTGTCACCATGAACTGGGGCAGGATTTGTCTTTTCCCATATACACAATCGTGTAGAAAGTCCTGCCTTTGCATATTCACTACGAAGTTGACTTACTTGTTCTGTTGAACAAAATACGTAGATACTTCCTGCTGTAATTCTAATAGTTTCATCAATGAATGATTGCAGATCAAATGTAAGAATGTCTGCCTTTCCTTTATTATATTCTCGTATTCCACATTCATAATTGTTGACAACATCATAAGGAATATCAGTCAGTGTCATTGTAACACTATTATCTGACATTCCTTTCATGAAAGAAATGCAATCTTCATTATGAAATTCCAAAGACATATAATTTCGCTACGATGTTAATACTAAATTATATCTAATTGATCATTGGATGTCAATTAGATACCTGCTTTTACTGCTTTGTGTGCTAAACCGATAAGTTTTGTACGTTCTGCACCTTTAGGGGCACGACCATTCTTTTCAGTGAAATCTTTAATCAGTTCTGCTTTTCTTGCTTTCAGTGCAGCACCTTTTTCTTTATTTCGTGCTCTATCTCTTTCTGCGCGAGTCATTCCACCACCGTCATCAGTTTTCCACTCACGACGTGGTTTTGATGCTGCTTTCTTCTCTTCTTTCTTTTTAGTTGTCAGAAGTTTAGTTGCTGCTTTTTCTGCTTCTTTTGATGCAACTTTAGCAGCAGATGATGCTTTTTTAGTGTCACCACCAGATGCTTTTGCAGCAATTCTAGCTTTTGCTTCTGCTCTTCTTCTTTCTTTTACTTTATCAGCATAAGATTTTGCAACTTCTTTACTACCACGTTCTTTCTCAGGTTGTTGCTCTCTTGTAGAACGTTGGCGTTGAGTTCCAATATCTTTTCTATCTTTATACTCTACAGGTTCCATTTTACCACCACCAACTGCCTTCATTCTGCGGCGTTCTGGTGTACTTTTCTTTCTTTCTGCACCAATTCTACCACCTTCCCCAGTCTTTTTAATCTGGGAAGAACCCATCACATCCTTATCGTAAACTTCAGTGATAAATTGGGAGAAGGTTTTCATTTGAGGGTGGTGTTTGTCTCCTGTTATTTATTATACTAACACCCCGATGCCCCTATATGGACACCAGGGTGCCAGATATTCAACTGTCTTCTTCTTGTTGCTCCTCTTCCCTATTCAATCGCTCTCCAGGTTTAGCAACCAAACCTGCCTCATAAAAGTATTTTACTCGCTCCCGACGTGCTTCAACTAGCATATCAAATTGTTGTTGTTGGTCTTTAGTGTAGCGAAAATCTTGCCGCCTCCAAGTCTCGCGGAGTTCTTTAAGATGGGGCAGGACGTTTACAGTTTCAGTCATTGTTTTGTGTGGTTTCAGTAGTCGATGTTGCCGTTAAGATACTCTTTAATGTTGAACTCTTTTTGTTCTTCAATTAGATCTTCGAGTTCCTCTCCAATGGCATCAAAGTTTTCCATTTCTTCAATTTGGATTGTATCGAAGCAGTTCATAAGTTTTGTGCTTACAGTAATAAAACAGTTTGAAGGTGAGTAATAATCAGCAGGCAAGTTTTACTTTGGGAATCTCAACCTTTTCAGGATCTTTATCGTTGAACTCGTTCATGTCAAATGCTACCCATTTGTTATTTACAGTCCAAATGTAAGCATATTCTTCATTATTCTCTTTTTTCAGAAAATCAAAGATGTCATCATCGTAACGAGGAGGACAATCTTCACCACGAGCAGAATAATACTCGGGAGCATATTCACCCTGAGGAAGTTTTTTGCCCCAGATTTCATCTGCCCAGCAGGTTGACATATCACCACCGTCAATCAGATCTGCTACTTTCTCCTTCGTATTGTAGTGTGTCTTGAGAATCCGACCCAACCACTCAGGATAACCATCCCAATGATGATAAACAGAAAGAACAGAATTGTCATTGAGTTGAATACCGATTCGTGAGCGAGTTGCCATTGAGTTGGTTGAGTGCTTACACTATAACAACACTTTCGAGGTGAGTAACTTTAATTACTTCTTTTTTCTTGCATTGCGAGTAGTGTTTCCAGTGGAATCCATGCTGGATTTTCTTTTCCGAACTGCACTTGTACTTCGGTTATTGTTTTTTCTAGTTGACGATTCCACGTCTCTCTTGTATTTTTTACGGGGTTCAAAGGATTCTCCATCTTTGTTACTGATGTTGCATTGTCGTGCTTTTAGTTTATACCTATCCAGATATTTTTGCAAGTGTTCTTTGCATTGAAAATGGCATATAGTGTTGCCATTCTCTAACCTCCAAGGGAAACCATTCTTATGTTGTTCATCCATACAAATCAGAATCCCTATACTCTTGCGACTTATATTCAGAGCAATGAGAACTTTCTCTTGTCTTAATATATTCTACTTCATCCCAATACCAATGCTGACATAAAACAAGAGTGTGAGTCTTTTTATGAATATCCACTAGATTATCAGGTTTATCTTTTACACCAATCTCAATAGTAAAGTAATCACTGCAAACAAAATATACCCATCCCTCGGTTACTTTGCCAAGGGAATCTGTCCATTTTACATAGTCATTAACCTTTGGCGTGTATGTCATAGAAATGCTCTCTCTAGTGGATTTAGATTAAGTTGCATTGCTGTGTAGTCTCTAGTATCTTCAATATCAACTACATCTCCACACTTTTTGTGGTTGATTGGTGCATAGTAACATCCTTTTTTGGAGTTGTAGAATCCCCAAATAGTCCTAACATCATCATTAGTGTAAGAATACTCACGATGATCCCGTAACCAGATAGAAACAACATTCCTTTTGTAATCTTCAACTTCGTAGGAGTATCCTTGAGGGGGTTGATGGGGGAAATCATTAGGAAGTTCAATCATCAGGTGGTAAATTCTTCGACAATACAGGAATCAAGTTCTTCTGCTAGAGCATAAGTTGGTGCTTTCATGATATTCTCACGGAGACGATTGTAATGTGGGTGATTAAAATCGTTATCACTGGTTGCAATCAAGTCAAAACATTCATCATCATTTTCTGCAACTACATTCCACAATCCACCATATTCAGATTGAGGAAAAGGGACAAAGTGCTCAACAACGTAAAGATACTTGGTCATCAGTTTATGTAAATTACTCCTCGATTGTAGTATAAGGTGAAGTGTTAGTCAAGTTGTTAAGTTGTCTTTGCAACTCATATTTCATAGGAATTAGATGTGAATACATGAATTGTTTGTATTCATTATCTTCAAGTAAGATAGTCAAATTGTTCACTTGATGCAAAGCAAGAATCAACCTTGTTTTTTCGCACTCTAGTTTTTTCATACTGGCAGTCTGGCAACAGATTTTTTCTTCCGATGTCTATCTATAAAGTTAATCGCAGACTGACGATTGCGACAGACTTTGAGAACCCAACCTTGATGAACTACTGCAAGTTGTGTATCACTTGTGCCAACAGGTACAGCAGCATACATCATAGGGTCATCATATTTTCCAACGATGAACCCTTCTTCTACTGGTTTTGCATCTAGAATACTAGATTTTGTTTGAGTGATTTTCATCGACGGATTTCAGAAATAGCAGGTTGACCTTGGTGAAATACAGTATCAACAACTGCCTGCACTTTGCGAGCAGTGGAGATACCTACCTTATCATAAGTAGGGACACAAACAAGACCAAACGTCTTCTCTTTGCCACCCAGTCGAATCACACGACCAATCGACTGACTGATACCAATGTAATCCATATTCCGCATAAAGATAACTGCTTCCAAACCAGAAACGTTGATACCTTCAGACAGAATACTGTGGTGAATAACTACAAACTTCTTGGTAGCATCCTTGCCCCAAGTATTCAGTGTCTCAAAGAATACCTCACGATTGACTTTTTTGCCATCAATGATTGCACCAGTCTTGGATGTGATGGTCATCCAAGAATAACCACGTTGATACAACTCAGAGCAGAAGTCAGACTGTGAAATAAGATTGATAATCTGCTTTGTTGTGCGAGCACAAATCAGAGTCTTGCTGATGTCATTGTCATCAATCGTTTCAATCAGATTGTCACAATCATCGGCATACATCACCTTGCGACCTTGAATCATAGGCAGTTGCTTGACTACAACTTTAGGAGGAAGAATGTAACCACCATCAACCAACTCAGGAGCAGGAACATTGACCAGCACCTGACCATAAACCTCAGGATCATTCATCCCTGGTTTAGAAATAGTAAGAGAATGCTTAGGAGTAGCAGTGAAGAAGTAGCAACGATCAGAATCAGCAGCAAAGTATTCTGTAGCAGGGAAAAAGTTTCTCTGCACCGAATTATGTGCCTCGTCAAAATAGATCGTATTGACCTCAATATCTGCCTCCTGCACGCGGTGCAAAGAATGATATGTGGTAAAAATAACTACATTTTCACCAGCAGTTCTAGCAGTATTTACAAACAGATTGACTTTTTCTGCCTTAGTTGTAGAGAAGTGTGACGTTTCTCCACTGTGAACGTGCAGAATATGAGTGTTAGCAGTGTCAATAACCTCCAAAAATTCAGAGCACAGTTGTTCTGCAAGCAGAATACGAGGAGCAACAACAACTGTAGTGGTGCCATTGTTGATAACATCATGACGACGTTGAGTGTCCATAATCATCGTCAAAGTCTTACCACCACCAGTGGGCACAATCATCTGACCTTTGTTGTATGCAAGCATACGATCAAGGATGCGTTCTTGATGTGGACGAAGGGTAATCATACTGTTGTGCCTATGTAACTGGGACACTTTCAAGGTGAGTAACTTTTATTCATAGCATTTGTTAGTGGATTATTGATACGAGTTCTTGCAGTTTCAAAGTATTTTTGGTCACTCTCTATTCCAATAAAGTTTCTACCTATATTCATACATGCGACACCAGTTGTACCCGATCCCATCGTGTTGTCCAGAACAGTATCACCTTCGTTGGTATATGTCTTAATTAAATACTCCATTAGTCTTACAGGTTTCTGTGTTGGATGTAAACCTTTCTCCTGTTTGAATTTTAAGATGGTCTTAGGGTATCGTGACCCCTCTGGGTTGTCACGATGCTTAGATTGTGCTTCTCCATAAACTTCGCCAATCTTTGCCGTATCAGACTTAAATCCACTGTAAGGAGTTGAATACCACATTTGAGGATTGTAGGTGGGTTTCTTTCTATAAAACACCAGGATGTTTTCATGACTCTTAAGAGGCATGACTTTAGCGTTCATAGGATTAGTTCCCTGAGGTTTTTCCCAGATCCATTCATACTTAAAGTTCTTGATATTTGAGGCAGCAAGAATAGTCGTGAAAGGTTGTGCAGCAGTGAATACCATTGCAGCATTTTCTTTGCAAACTCTGTTGTACTGCTCCCACAACTTGTCCAAAGGGATAATACTATCCCACTTGCAGGCAGTTGTACCATAAGGCAAATCTACCAGCAACATATCAACAGAATTATCTGCAATAGTAGGCAGCAATTCTAAACAATCGCCAAGTAAAAGATTTACCATTCGGTTATACTTTTGACAAAGGAACATTCTAACAGACTTAACACTTTTGTGCAAATATAATCATCATTGCCAATACTTTTGCCACCCTGTTGTGCAGCAAAACAATTTTCTTCAGATTCAAGATGCTTCAGAAAATCCTCCTTAGTGAACCAGAAGAATCGACATTCTTCTTCCTTCTTATTGATACCGAAGAAGACCAATCGTTCCCAATCTTTATCTTTAGAAACGTGGTTGATAATAAATTGATCTGTTTTTACACCACCTTTCTTATCTCTAGTAGCAAGAGAGAACTTAATCTCAGTGCGGATATTGTCAATCACACGATCATGCCCAGCAGTAGATGTTTTTGCACGTTTCACATCGCAGAACATATTTTCAAAGAACTTGGATACAAAACGCTCACCAAATTCACCCTTTTGTTTAGGAGACATGAATACATATCCCTCAAAAGGTGTATTAGTCCAAGGATCTTGAGCGTTCTGACTGATGTAATCTTGAAGAGATCCATCTTCAAAAAGTGTGGTGAACATAACGTAGTGCCTGTGTCACTAAGACACTTTCAAGGTGAGTAACTTTTATTTCAAAAGAATAACCCCCTTAACTATCAAAGTCAAGAGGGTTTATTTCATTCTTCAAGAGGACCGCCAGTTCTCCAATGTTTTCCAGCACCTTTCAGTTTATCAACCAAATGTTCAGCAAATGCTTC